CGCAGGGCGACATAATCCATCCACCCAAGGCTAGGGTGTTCAAGCAGCGTAATGCTATGATTAACGACCATAGTGTTACGTCCCTTGTTCAGTCTCGTAAAGGTGTCCCTGAAAAACTAACCAGGGGCCTTAGGTGTAGCGAAATCGGAAATCCAGTCACGGGATTGACGTCTGGAGGTGTGCTCCAGTCAAGAGTGACCCGAAATAATGCTAAAACTAATGGACCAATGAGGCCCAATTCCTCGAGTGATATATGGGATGTATTAGCCCATGAATATCAAAATGGTGGTTGTTGGTGGAAAAAATATTCGCAAGAATTGCCCAAACCATCCAGAAAATTCTCATGTTGGAATTGTGGGTCCCCTAAGCATTTGGCTGCTTTTTGTAAGCGTAATCCCCAACCCTGTTGGTGTTGTGGTTCACGCTCACATGTGGCGGACAAATGCCAGGATGTTTATAACTATAATAAATATTGTGAAAGCCGTAAGATTCCTTCTCGACCTATCGTTAAACGAGAGAAGAAGATATGTTTCAACTGTGCAGGCCAAGATCATTTGGCTCCCAATTGTCCTTATTACGTGGATGATGTTGATGAGGAAGTTGAAGTTAATAATTGGGTAGAGGTTAAATCACTCCCTGATGTCCCATTTAAAAATGGTTGGGATACTTCCTCTAGTGAATCCGATGCATCAATTGATGATGCTGATTCGGATGTTGAAACTGAAATGGAGAAAATTGTAGCACCAGTTGCTGCTTTCACAAAATTGCCCTGCAAGGATGCGGAAGAATCGGGAGCTTTTAAGCATGTGGATGAATTCCACTCTTTACCGATTGGTCATACTTGGGAATGGTTTGATAATTATGATGATCATTTCACTACTTGTTGTAAGATGACCCTTAAAGAAATACATCATGGAGGTGCCGTTGATGGACGCCCCGATGTATTCACTGGAGCTGAATTAGTTCATGAAGATCCAGTTTACGCGCTAATACTTTATGAACGTACGCCAGTATTGCGGTTTTTCGAGTTTAATGACAAACATCGTTATGTACCCACTACTCCGTTTAGTACCAAAACGTGGTTGAGGGTATCATTGGAGATGTCTTGCCAATTATTGGTCCCTAGTAATGTTACTCATCAAATGGACCCAGATACTATTTTTACTCGAATAACTCAAGCTGCTAAGAATATTGCTAAAGTTAATAGCAATGCGACGTTTTCTAATACCGGTAACCTCGTACATGGTGACACTATCGTTTTCGCCAATAATATTGTTAAGAAATATTTTTATGAAAGGCGGAATCTTGTACGGGGGCTGGATTTTATGAAGTAACAAGACATGGGACTACCGCAGCCTTTGGCTATCGTGCAAATGAGGTTTTATTGCCTCCCCCGCCTGAAATTAAAGATGGGGTAGAGGTTAAAATATTTGATAATATAGAACATAAAAATCGACCCATTGTGCGAACTAGTCTTGGCTGCCATGTACTTGGCGCGGCTAACCCGCATCCTGATCCTTCCGACTTACCCACTATGTTAGATGGGGCTAGTCGAAGATTTTGTCGCAAACCACCTTCGCCGGATCCAGTTATGATGGATAAGTTTAAGAAGTATGTGGCAAAATGGTTAATAAAACACATGATCCCACTGGAAGCTAGTGTTGACACAAGCTTTGAAACATGGATAGAGGGTACGCCCTATCCTAAGTGGCGTAAAGAGGAACTTAAACGAAGGTTCTTTGATTCGCAAGGTTGTATTACTGCGGATAATTTATTTGATCGACGAGGTTGTTTGAATCGTTATTGTCGAGTCAATTCTTTTCAAAAAGATGAAACTTACCCCATTTATAAGGCTGCTAGAGGAATAAACTCGCGGTCAGATGAATTTAAATTAAGGGTAGGTCCGATTTTTAAATTAATTGAACGAGAATTGTTTTCGAGACCCGAATTTATAAAACATATACCCGTTGATGAACGTGCAAAAGAAATAAAAGAAAAATTATATCAATCAGCTGCCCATATAATCGGTACAGATTATACTTCTTTTGAGTCTTTGTTTACTAAAGAATTTATGGAGTGTTGTGAATTTCAACTCTATGAATTCATGACTCAAAATATAGATGATACCGATTGGATTAAAATTGTTAAAACTGTATTGGGTGGTGATAATTACTGCATGTTTAGGAATAAATTTATGATAAAAGTTCCCGCCACGCGAATGTCCGGTGAGATGTGTACATCGCTGGGTAATTCTTTCGCAAATTTTATGGCTATGAAATTTATAGCACACGAAATCAAAATGAAGAGTTTGAGGTCACGTATAGAGGGTGATGATGGAATATTCACTTTCTACGGTCCCAAACCCACTCCGGCCGATTTTGCGAAGATAGGTTTGA